TTCCATTCTGCTACAACATAATCTTCAATAATTCTTGCATATTCATCCAAACTATCAATTGCAACAAATTTAGTATCAGGATATGCATCTCTATTATCACAAAGTTCTTTTACAATTTCTTTAAAAATCTTAAAGTTAGGTGCCGCGTCACCAAATGCGTCAGGAATATGTCTAGGTCTATTTTCACCACCGCATGTAATAATGAACGTACCTTCATTACTACCAGTTATAATCTTTCCAATTTCATATACTAATGTAGTCTTACCAATACCGCCAACACCATTAATAATATAACTATAATCTTCAAACTTTTCACTCATTTTGTAGGTTATACCAAATTTACGTTCAGCCATTTATATCATTCCCTTTCTTATAGATCTTCTTCATCTTCAACCTGTACTACCTTAATAGCAGGGGCCATATCGGTAATATTAAAAGGAGTACACTCTGTCTTTCCCTTATTCTGACGCATATTCAAACCAGAAAATCTAAGCTCAGAAATATGTTCGCCAATCTTATTGCCGCCCATTTCTCTTACAACCTTTTCAAAAGTTGTCCATCCAGCTTCTATATTTTCCTTAGTTTCATCATCCAAATCATCCATAGTAATCTTCATGTTGTCTGCGCCATTAATAACATTTACAGTAATTCCTATATTTACAATCTCATCTTCATTAGCAATAAATCTCTTTTTTGCTAAATTAATATCCTTTTCATTACGGATTGCAATAGAAACAGGGTAAAATCCACTCTTCTTAATTCCAGCATCATAATACTTGCTCCAACCAGAAATACGAGCTACATTATTATCTTCATTTATACAATCCTTTGTAAAATAGAAATCTACAATCATATTAGTATCAGGTGCTGCATCAGGCATAAGCTCTACACGATTCACAACATAATTACTATAAAACTTGCCGTTACTATAACTAATTTCCTGATTGCCAGAAATCTTAAAAATCTTATCTTTGATTTTATCAGAAGTAACTACCTTGGTCATATATTCTGCAAAATCATATGTAGTAATAAAAACATGTCTGCGCTTTTCGGACTTCTCTAGAAGTTCCTGTGCCTCTGCGAGAGTATTGCAACCTGTTTCTTCAGACAATTTAGAAGTATCATTTCCCTTCTTAAATGCTTCTACAAGATCACGCAGCTTATAACGCTTTCTAGAATCGTCAAGATCTACAACATAATGTCTAAAGCCCGCAACTTTATTAATCTGATCCTGATCGAAGCGCTTATCCCAAGGAATAGTTACTGCCTCCCTCTTCTTTTTGCCTTCAGGTGCCTGACCAGTAGTTTTAATTACATTGCGAGAATCGTCTTCCCACTTTCCGCCCTGAGTAACACACATCATTCTATTAGTGCCTGAAAGTACATTAAACTTACAAATAGTATTAGTCCAACCGCTTTGATAACTTTTTCGTTCGATTGGAGAAAATTTTTCTGTTGCCTTAGCAGGCACAATTTTTCCATAAAAAGTAAACTGATTTGCCATTTTTAACTCCCTCTTTAATTTTGTATTGTAATTAGTAAATAAAATAACGCTCGTCTAGATAACTGTCTCCATATAAATACTTATCTTCTGGATTATTTCCAATCCACAAATGTGTATTTTTTCTCTTACATTTTTCACACCATAATATTTCATACATATCATCTTCTATATTATATGTTCCAATAATGTAATGAATGGAGCCACATCCCTGACATTGATAGTACTGTCGTTTTTCCATAAACACGCCTTATGTCAGACGGACATTTTAGCTGCCTCCTTTCATGTGGTATAATCTTAATTTATACACAAATTATACCACACTTACATAAATTTGTCAATCCCTTTTTATCATTTCTATACAACGATTTTTTCCATTAATAATTATCTTATGTTTTTTAATTTCATAAGAATTAATCTCGTCATATTTTATATAAATTGTCTGATCTCCAGTATGAAACCCTACCCCATTTTCTATAACAGGAATAAATTTATCGCATTTTATATAATCGTTTCCAAACAACTTGTGTCGCATGTGGATATTAATATTTGCCCCTTCGATTTCTTTTAATGCCTGCTTTAGTTTCTCCAATTTGCCCTCAATCCCTTCAAGTTTGTTACCGTTATTATACCACATTTAACAGTATTATGCAAACATATGTTTGGTACAATTTACTAATTAATTTTGTACTGTGATTATTAAAAATATAACCAACACTATAAGTATTGGTTGTATTTAGTAATCAGACCATCTACCCAATAGTCACCAAACCCATATTTCTTTGCCAGCATTTCTCCATCTTTAGTTTTTAGAAATTCTCTAATATTTAACCCAGTTTCCTTTAACCCGATCTGTAAATAATGCCATAGACCAGATGCTTGCAAATTTTTCATTGTTAATCCTGGTATATCTAGATATTCTCTAAAAATTTGAATTTTGCGATATACATAACGGAAACTTATATCATCAGATGTTATACCTTTTGCATTAGCCCTTTCTTTATATATCCTATCTTTGCCTACGACATGAAATACTCTAAGAGTTTTTCCATATGACATTATATCTGTCTCTGCAAATGCCTTTGGCAATATCTCTTTTAGTTTATCCGTAAGATAAAATTCTCCTGATGCAGTAGTTATAACTCTTTTTTCAAAATCCACATTTTCTTTTGAGAAATAATGAATTTCCTTCATATTTGGGCCAGCAATTCCCTCCCATAAAAGTTCGACAATTGCTCTATCCGTCCAATTAAGTAAATTAGCCTCAATCTCATCTAATTCTTCTCTTGTTATAAGAATATTAGCATCTTTATTTACAAGAGGAATTACATCCCTTTTACTAATTAACTCATAATCATTTTGGCCAACAACTCCAGTTACCCAACGAGAGTAATGCTTAAGAATTATCACATAATTCAATAATGAATTAACTGATTTTGAGCGAAAGCATTTAAGCATATCTAATATTTCTTCTTTATTAAATTCAGAAACATCTTTATTTAAATCTTGCTCAAAATCTTCCGTCTTTTTAAAAATAGCATATAAACTCGTTGACGCTACTATTTTTGAACGCAAATATTCTTCTATAAATGCCTCTTTTTGATCATCTCCATACATTTATTTCCCTCCTACAATTGCCATTTTACAATACAAATTTAATTTTGTCAAGTTATACAAGGTCATCGAGAATAGATGCTGCCTGTTTCATTTTCTTCTTAGACATTTCTGCATATCTCTGAGTTGTTGAAATATTGGAATGATGCAGCTGCGCAGATGCAAGATAAATATCTCCAGTTTTTTCATAAAGATTAGTGGCACATGTATGTCTCATTACATGAGGCGTAACCTTTTTATTCGTAACATCCTCAGCATATTTTGCTATCATATTACGAACAGCATCATAACTTATTCTTTGACCATACTGAGAAATAAATAGTGCGTCAGATTCTACATCTGCAAAATATTTGTTTCTATCTACTATCCATTTTTTTAATACTTTCTTTGCTTTTGAACCAAGCATTACATCAAAAATTTTATTTCTCTTTTCTATAACATGAATAGTACCTTTATCTAAATCAATATCTTCAATATTAATTTGCGTAATAGCCGCTACACGAAGCCCAGTAGTTACTCCAAGAATAAAAATACACAAATCTCTATTAACTAATGTTTCTTTTGCATTATCTTTAATATTTTCAATAATGCCTGCAACCTCCTCTTCTGTTAAATAAGTAACTGAAGCACTATCGGTAATTTTAGGACGGCTTTTTGGCGAGATTGGATTCTTTTCGATTTTTTCAGTATCAGCAAGAAATTCAAAAAATGAATTAATTGCATTCCAATTATTTGCTCTAAATCCACTCGTTGTTTGCTTAATTGTATTACCAACTTTTTTTGTTTCAAGAGAAATCATATATTTATTAAAATCCATTCTAGTTACTTTTTTGTAAAATTCATCATCCTTCTTACCATCGGTAAAATATTTCATAAAATTATTAATATATGTAATATATTCGCCAATTGTTCGATAAGATTTCTTTTCTGCTCTTATCGTATAATAATAATCAGTAAATATTTTAGGGAGAAGCTTAAGCTTCTCCTCTATTTTCGCAAATTCTATAGTTTCTTTTTCCAAACGTCCATTACTCATAATATACACACTCCTCTTCCTTATACTTATGTCTCCACCAGAAAAACAAGATACTAAATCCAATCCATCCAAATATTCTGTCGTTAAAAATCGAGGTAACTCCCATCGCAACAAGATACATAATCCACTTAGAAATCAAATTCCAATCATCGGAATCAGCTACGTATTTTCTACGTGCCTCTATATTTACAAAATTATTACCGGGCAGAATTTCTACAATCATATCCTCAAGTTTATCTTTTTCTACACCCATCAGGGTTCTCCACATCAGACCGTTTCTACACTGAATCGAACTGGAAATATCAATATCTTCGTTATACGCAATACAATATTTGCCAGGATAAAGCGCCTCTAAATTTCCTTTGTAAACTGCGGTTACATCATTAAAAAAACTATACTGCGGGTGCTTCATCTTAAACATAGTGCCCGCAGGATATTTTACTCCCTTATATACAAAAAAGTCAGTTTTCATTCTTTCGAGAGCCATTCTATTTCCAGTAGTTGCTTTCATAATATCTCCTTTATATACTAGCATCTTCCAAACAAACAATAGCTTCCTCTAATGCATCTATAGCATTATTTAAATTATCTTGCGCTTCTTGTGACGCATCGCCTCTCTCAGAATACTGAAGACTTTCAGGCATATTATCAAATGCCTCTTGTTCTTCATCTAAGATTTGACTCACTACATTCTCTAGCCCTTTAATTACTTTTTGAATTTCTTTTCGTCTTTTATTATTCATTATTAACCCTCCGCCATCATTCTAATTCTTTCTTTTCTTGCATTTCTTTTTGTTTTCATTCTTTCTCTCTGCTGCCACCATTCATGATTTTCATTTTTCTGCATGTGCCAACAATTTTTTGCCAAACAATCTTTGTTTTTAATCTGCTTCACAGTGAGGCCAACATGGTGCAGTTTGCAATACCCTGCGCAATTCTCACTACAAGTTCCGTAAAGTACT